GCCTTGTTCTGCGCTTCAGCCATGGCAACTTCCTGCTCATTGGCTGCCTTCAGCTCTGCCAGGTCTCCGCTGACATCAATCGTCTGCGTGATCTTGCCGTCAGCGCTGATAACGACTTTGCCATCCTCCACGGCCTTGACAAACTCTTCCATGGAACCGTAGCCGAGGGCGCCGATGGTTTCAGCGTCAAAGCCGCTGGTGGTCAGCGTCTGGGTGAGTTTGCCTTCCTTTGTCTGGATGGAGTTGATGAATTCCTTCAGATGCTTCAGGTTTTCCGGCGTGATGTTCTCAACGCCGTCCATCTTCAGCTGCTGTTCCAGGGCGTAGGATCCGTCTTTGGTGTTCGTCTTGAAGGACAGGTACGTGCCCAGCTTCTTTTCGACATCCTCAACGCCGCGGAGCTTCAGCTCCTGAGTCAGGGTGGCAGTCTCGTTGGCGATTGCTGCCTTCAGATCTTCGATCTGCTTGATCTTCTCCGGCTTGATATCGTCCATGACAAGCTTCTGGGTCAGGGTACCGTCAGCCGTTGTGATGATCTTTCCGGACTGGACCGCGTCAACGAAGGCCTCCATAGAGGGATAGCCCAGGGCCTTGATCGAAGCCGCATCGAATCCGAGCAGTTCAAGTTTCTGCGTCAGCTTGCCTTCCTTGGTGCTGACGGTGTTCATCAGGCGCTTGAGCTGTTCCACCTTCGCGTCCGTGAGGTTTTCCGCGCCGGCAATCTCAAGGGCCTGCTTCAGCTTGTAGGTGCCGTCCTTCGTGTTGGTCTTCATCGTCAGGAAGGTCGGCAGGTTTTTCTCAACGTCCTTTACGCCGAGCAGCTCAAGCTCCTGGGTCAGCTTTGCCTTGTCATCGACATAGGCTTTCTTCAGCCGCTCAAGCTCTTTCAGATCCTTCTGGCTCACACCGGTGATGTCCAGCGTCTGTGTAACGGTTCCGTCCGCGTTCACGGTGTAGCCGTTGTTCTCAGCGATCTCCTTGAGCAGGTCCATGTCGGACTTCTTGATGCCGCTGATATCGACCTTCTGTGTGATCTCGCCAACTCCCTGGCTTTCCAGATCCGCGATCTCCTTGGTCAGGGTTTTGTATTCCTCTGCCAGGTCGATGATCTTCTGCTGCTCCTGCGCCTTCTCGTTCAGCCGGTCAAAGTTGGCGTCCAGCACGTCAAAGGCCGGGTTCGCCTGGTTGAAAGCGCCGACCAGTGCGCTGATCCCGGCAACGAGCACGCCGACACCAGCCGCGACTGCAAGGATGATCCCGAGGCCCGGGATCGATGCGGCAAACAGCGCGTTCGCGGCTGCCGCCAGCTTCGTGATGGCGGTATATCCCATGATCGCCGCCGTGGCGATACCGAGCACGCCGATAAAGGCGGTAATTCCCTGTACCAGCGCAGGATTCGCTTCGATGAATTCAGCCACCGGCTGCAGGAGACTCGTCAGGCCTTCGGCAACGGACGCGATCATGGGCGTAATCGCGTCACCGATGGAGATCTTCACGTTGTTCGCGGCGTTCTCCAGCATGGTCAGCTTGGCTTCCGTGGTGTTGTACATCACGCCGGCCTTTTCGCCCAAAGCTGTGTTCTTTTCCCATGCGCTGTTCGCCTGGTTGATGGTATTCGACAGCAGGTCACCGGCAGATGCAAGGCCGAGGATGGCCTTGGTCTGCCGGACGTTCTTGATACCCAGTTCGTCCAGGATGACCACGGCGCTTCTTCCGTTGCGCTCGGTGTCGTTCAGTCCCTGGATGAACTTGTTCATCGTCCCGACCGCGTCCTCGCCCCAGGACTGTTTGAACTGCTCCGCGCTCATTCCGGCAACGGAAGCGAATTCCTCCAGCTTGTTCCCGGTCTCCGTGGCCTTGTACAGGGTGGTGATCAGGGTGGACATGGACGTGGATCCGGAGGCGGCCTCGATACCGAGGGAACCGACAGCCGCGGCGATTGCCAGGATGTCTCGTTCGCTCATTCCTGCCTGCGAAGCAGCTGCCGCCATGCCCTGTGACATCTCCACGACCTTGGAGGCGGTGGTTGCTGTCGAGTCACCCAGGGCGGCAACGGTGGAACCGAGGCGCTCATAGTCTGTAGTGCCGGTGATATTGGCAAACTGCGCCAGCATGGTGGCGGCGCTGTCTGCCGTCAGGTCGGTTGTGGTACCCAGTTGTGCCATAACCGTTGTGAAGGTCTGAACGTTCTCCTGCGCGATACCCAGCTGACCGGCTGTCGTTGCGATGCTGGCCAGCTCTTCCGCTGTGATTGGGATCTCTGTTGACAGCTGTTTGAACGTCTCGCCAAGGCCGCTGATAAACTCATCCGAACCGCCGACAGTACGTTTAACGCCTGCCATGGAGGTTTCGAACTGCGCTGCGGCTGTGGCGCATTCTTTCAGTGTGTCATAGACGGCTTCCAGGCCTTTGATAACCCCTGCCGTCTGCAGGGCTGCGGAGATGCCGCCCAGTAGATCGCCGGTGCTTCCTGCGCTGTTCAGAGAATCCAGCTGAGACTTCAGCTTCTCGACCTGCTGTGAACCCTGCGTAAACGCAGAAGCAAAGCCGCCGCCGAGCGCAGCGTTCAGCTCGAACATCATCTGATAATTTCCGGCCATGTTCGCATCTCCTTTCTGTTATATTTCTGAAGGTCTACCGGTGCTTCTTCCGGGCCTTCTCGATTTCTTCGTTTTCTTCCTCGATCACGGTGTTTCCGGCGCGGATCCAGCGCGTGAATTCGGCCAGGGGCAGGCTGATCCAGTCGAATACCGGCGTGTGAAAGTTCTTCGCCATCCGGATCGCGTTGGTTCTCAGCCAGTCCCCGCCGTCTCCACCGCTTGCGCCTACTTCAATAAAAAATTTCTGACCGCGTTCACCAGCCTGTTGAAATCCTTGAGACCAAGCCGGAGGAATGCGTCAACTCCGATCTTCTCCTGGCAGGCTTTTCCGGCAATGCCAAGGATGTAGTCGTTATTGAGTGCGCCGAAGATCACGGCGCCTTTCTTCCTCATCATCAGCTCGGTTTCAACCTCGATGCTGTCCTTGCCGGTCAGACTTTCAAGATCGAGCGTGAGCCGCTCGTAGGTGCGACCTTCATACTCCAGAGGCTTTTTTAATTCCAGGACTACAACGCCCGTGTTTTCCTCGGCGGCCGCCGCCTGCGCGGTTTCCTGCACGGTATCCTGTTTATTCTCGGTAGTAGCCATTGCGATTCGTCTCCTTTCGGTTCATAAAAAGGTAGGGCTCTGGCGAATACCAGAGCCCGTATTGCTTACTTGCCCAGGGCCTTCCGGATCGGGGCGAAGTAATCTACGCCATCGATGACGCAGATGTAGTTCAGGGGATCGATCTCCCAGATCTTCTGGCCATCCTTGTAACCGGCGTAGTAAACCACGCTGAAGGTGCTGGCCGTGTCGGCGGGGGTTGCAGGCTGCAGGCCGCCGGGGTTCATGGCCTTCGGACGCGCGATCATCACGTACTTGTCGGCCTCGATGCCGTATTCGGCAGCGGTGGTGTCCCAGTACTGATGTGCAACGCGCAGGTCGAGGTGATGGCTCTTGATCTTCGCCAGGCTCTTCGCGGCCTCGGTGGGGCTGCGCCAGTTCAGCGCCAGCTCCATCGCTTCCATCATGCCGGTCACGGGCACGTCAACGTTGCCGTTGATGCCGGCGCCCTGGATCTGGGTCACGATGAAGGCAATGTTCGGCAGGGTGGCCTGGGTCAGGCCCATGAAGTTTACGCCGTCTTCATAGAGCTCATAGATGATATTGGTTTCAGGCTGCTTGGACATTGGTCATCCCTCCTTAGCTCAGCGCTTCAGTGACGTACGCCGGGTCATACTCCAGGACGAAATCAATCTCCTGAGCAGGGGACGGAGGCGTTACGAACACATGAAGCTTGACGATACCAGCCATCAGGTTGGTCTGCGGATTCTCGCTCTCCAGCATCTCGCAGCGGCCGCCCAGGATGTACCCGGAGCCGGTCAGGCCGTTCAGCCAGATATTGCAGGAATCCAGGATGGTGTCGATAAACCGCCGGGTCATCGGCTCATCCAGCTTGCCCCAGAAGGTCCGGATCAGCGTGTTGCCGATGAAGTCGATCATCCTGGACACGGGGATAAAGTAATCCTTCACGTCCTGGTTGGTCGGATAGCAGGCGGTGTAGTTGCCCCACACCTTGAAGCCGCCCATGAAGTTGAGGCCGGTCACAACGCCGCCGGCGTTGAGGATGTTGGCCTGCTCCAGGCTGAGGATGACCTCGCCGCCAGCAACGGTCACCAGGCTGTCGCACTGCAGGCCCTTGTTGGAGGGGCTGACGTGCGGAGCGCCCCATGTGGCGTCCGTGGAAGCGATGACACCCGCGACCTGCGTGGACAGGTGATAGACCTTATCGCCAAGCTTGACCAGAGGCCAGCAGACGATTTCGTTTTCATCCGTGAAGTTGTTGCTGTTCTTCAGCGCCACAACCTCGTCATAGGTGTCGGCACCGCCGGAAGCGGCGGTAGAGATGTCGATGATCGCCTTGGCGCGGAACATGCCGTTGATCGCCTCGGCCTTGGCAGCCATCACAGCCGCCACAGCGGTGTTATCGGAGTATCCGGGAGCAACGATCAGATCGGGGATCATGTTGATCGTGCTCATGCACAGATCAACCTTGTCAATGCCGCCGGCCACGATATTCGCGGTAACGCTGGCGGGAGTGACTTCGTCATATGCGATGTTCAGGGTAGCGGCGCTGTAGATGCTGCCGGTGCTCAGGACTTCAACCGTCAGGACTTCATCCGCAAAATACAGGATGTAGTCTGTTCCGAGTACTTTCGGGGTCACATCCGCAGCGGCAGCCTTCACGACCACGGAGGCGGGAATCGCCTTCTTGGACAGTGCGACCTTCTTGCTCACGACATTCTTATCAGCCGCGGCAACCGCCGATTTCATGGTGCTGGAATCGAGCATATTGCAGAAGATCGCGGGGGAAACGTTGAACAGTTTGAAGTGGGAATACATCGCCTCGCACAGGGGGTAGGTATCCCAGTCATCGGAGTAGCCCAGCTTCTCAACCGCTTCGTTCCAGCTGGTGCAGAGCACCGGAACACCGGCCGTAGACGGATTGTCCGCGTTCTGAATCGGGGAAGCCCCGATGAAGAACGGAACACCGGTTTCAACCGTTGCGGGAGTCGTTGCACTGGTAGGAATCTCCGACACGAAAACTCCATGCTTTGCCATCGGTATTAACCTCCATTCGTTTTGAGCATTTTAAGAAGCCGCTTGTTCGCTTCGAA